TCCCCCGTGTCACATCTCCGCAGAGGGTGCCCACTCCCGACTTTATCCTTGACGGAATGCAGATCGATCTAAAGCAGCCGACCGGAGGCGGGCGGTGGGTAATCGCTCATCAAGCCGTCGAGCTTAAAGGGCAGGCGGATCGAATGATTGTTGACCTGCACGAGTCGCCGCTTTTGCAACGGCCGGAAGAATTGGAGCGGCAAATCAGCAAGATATTCAACGATGATATGTATCCATGGCTTAACCAGATCATCATCTCTGACGGGACGAAAATCAAGTATGTCGCCGATAGAATATAAAAGCCGCCTAACACGTCCAGATCACTGGACGTATAGACGGCAAGATGATCTCTCATCTCATCCCTATTATATGCAGAGTGCTTTGAAAATGCAAGCTTTTTTGAAAGGAACGGCCCATGAAAAAACGGCGCGGCAGCCAGAACCCGACGAAGCTGATCCTCTGCCGGTATAAGCACAAGATGAGCCGGTACGGCGAGGCCGTGGAGCTTTACGAGCGGACCGGCCGCACCGCGCAGCGGTGGCAGGTGCTTCTGCTGCGGCACATTCTCGCCACGGACAAGGCCGGTCTGTGGGTGCATACGAAATTTGGCTATGCCGTCCCGCGGCGGAACGGCAAGAACGAGGTCGTCGTCATGCGCGAGATCTTCGGGCTGAAAAACGGCGAGCACATCCTGCACACCGCCCACCGGACGACCACGACGCACGCGGCGTGGGAGCGGCTCTACGATATGCTGCAGAAGGCCGGCATCCCAGTAGCCAGCACATACCGCGCCTACGGCCGGGAGCACATCTTCCTGAAGAATGGCGGAAAGATCGAGTTTCGCACCCGCACCAGCAAGGGCGGTCTCGGCGAGGGCTTCGATCTTCTGGTGATCGACGAGGCACAGGAGTACCAGGACGATCAGGAGAGCTCGCTCAAGTACACCGTTTCCGACAGCCCGAATCCGCAGACGATCCTCTGCGGGACGCCGCCGACGCCCATCAGCGCCGGAACGGTGTTCGTAAAGTTCCGGCAGAGCTGTCTCGCCGGGGAGCTGAAGCACAGCGGCTGGGCGGAGTGGTCGGTGGAGTATCAGACGGACCCGAGGGACAAGGAGGCGTGGTACCTTACCAACCCGAGCCTCGGAACCATCCTCAACGAGCGGAAGATCACGGACGAGATCGGGCCCGATCCGGTCGATTTCAACATCCAGCGTCTCGGTCTGTGGCTCACCTACAACCAGAAGAGCGCCATTTCGGAGGCCGAGTGGCAGAGCATCCAGACGGATGTGGTGCCGGAGCTGACGGGGAAGATCGTTGTCGGGATCAAGTTTTCCCACGACGCGGCGTCTGTTTCTCTCGGCGTGGCCGCGCGGACGAAGGACGGCCGGATCTACACGGAGGTCATCGACTGCCGCAGCACGCGCAGCGGCACGGCGTGGATCCTGGACTTTCTCAAAAAGACCGCAGGCTCCACCAAAAAGGTCATTATCGACGGCGCAAGCGGTCAGCAGCTGCTCGCCGATGAGATGAAGGCCGCGAAGCTCAAGCCGCCGCACCTGCCGACGACGCGGGACGTGATCACGGCGAACGCCGTTTTTGAGCCCAGGATCGAGCAGGGCATTCTATGCCACAGCGGGCAGCCCAGCCTTGCGCAGGCGGCCTCCAGCTGCGAGCACCGCGCGATCGGCTCCAACGGCGGCTTCGGCTACCGGGCCATCAAGGAGGGCGTGGATATTTCCGTTCTGGACTGCGCCGTGCTGGCGTGCTGGGGCGTTGACGAATTCAAGGAAACGCAGATCCGGCAGAGGATCTCGTACTGACAGATCGTGTTCAATTCGGACACACGTCCGATTAACAAAACTACCTCGACGGAGGGTATAAACGGAGGATTCATTATGGCAGAGTTTACACCGATCACCACGCAGGAAGCGTTTGACGAGGCGATCAAGAGCAGACTGGAGCGGGAGCGCGCATCCGTCCGGAAGGAATACGCCGACTACGACAGTCTCAAGGAGAGCCTCGCCAAGAAAACCAAAGAGGCCGAAGAGCTTACGGGCAGCATCGGCGGTCTGAAGGCGCAGATCGACGAGCTGAGCAAAAAGGTGAGCACAAACGAGACCGACTCGGCAAAAACGCGGATCGCTTACCAGATGGGACTTCCCTATGAGATGTCTACGCGGCTCGTCGGCAGCACCGAGGACGAGATCCGAAAGGACGCCGAGGCCCTGCAGAGGCTTGTCGGCGGCGCCAGAGCGCAGCCCATGTTTTCGCCGGAGGGCGGCGAAGGCGACGCAAAAGACGCAGCGCTCCGAAAAATGCTCGGAGACATGAAAAACTGAAAAGGAGTTTAATTCCATGGCTGCAAATTCTACGAGTACCATTTCCAAGGGGACCATGTTCCCTCCCCAGCTCGCTGCTGAGATCTTCAACAAGGTCAAGGGTCATTCCTCCCTTGCCATGATGACGCCCAGCGAGCCCATTCCCTTTAACGGCAAGGACATTTTCACGTTCTCGCTCGACCACGAGATCGCCATCGTCGGCGAGAACGCCGCCAAGCCCGCGGGCGGCGCCACCATGACGCCGGTGCAGATCCGCCCGGTCAAGGTCGTGTATCAGTCCCGCGTTTCGGACGAGTTCATGCTGGCGGCCGAGGAGGCGCAGCTCGACACGCTGCGCGCCTTTGTGGACGGCTTTTCCGCGAAGGTGGCCCGCGGTCTGGACATCATGGCGATGCACGGCGTGAACCCCTTCGACGGCAGCGCGTCGAGCATCGTCGGCAACAACCACTTCGATCACGCGATCCCCGAAGCGAACAAGATCGTGTACGGTCACGACAGCTCCGCCGCGGACGCCAACATCGAGGAGGCTCTCGGGAAGATCGAAAGCCCGACCGGCATCATCATGGGCAAGACCATCCGCACGGCGGTCGCCGAGCTGACCACCAGCAACGCCCGCAAGTACCCCGATTTCGCGTGGGGCGCGACGCCGCCCACGCTCGGCGGCATGAAGCTCGACAGCAACTCCACCGTGGAGTTCAATGCCAGCAAGGACCGCGCCATCGTCGGCGACTTCTCCGCTTTCCGCTGGGGCTTTGCCAAGGAAATGCCGATGGAGATCATTGAGTACGGCGATCCGGACGGCTCCGGCACCGACCTGAAAAAGGCCAACCAGGTGCTGATCCGCAGCGAGGCGTACATCGGCTGGGCGATCCTTGACGGGGCGTGCTTTGCGAGGGTCTACGCAAACCCTTGAGCGCGAACCTGACTGTGCTCGAGTTGGGTTCGCTGACTCT